AAGCTGGTAGTTTAATTTTCATATTCTCAAAGTGTTGTATTTCCCTTTTGACTTGTTGTTCTTCATGGAATTCCACGCAAGCGCTAATGACATGACACCGTCGTCGTGTAGTCCAGTCGGTGCGCTATATTGAACACCACGTGTTTTCGGATTGTAAATATAGGTAAAACTTTCAAGTTCGTCAAGCAACCATTTCACATCGTTGACACGAATCGCTTGTTGTTCGAATGACAACGCAAGGTCTTCAATCAAGATAGGTTTTGACTTCGATGTCGTCACGAATGGAACGACCTTGTTGCGTAATGTGTTTTGAAGCATTTCGAAGAACACGTCGCCTTGGTTGTTGACTTCGACCGTGGTGATTGCATTGAACTGACGAATCAAGTTCGCTACCTTGTCAATGATTCGCGACCAGTCGTCGTGACGCCAGCGTTCAACGTGAACCATGTGACCGTGTTCGTTCAGGATAGTCAACACCGTGTAATCGTCAGCGCGTCCGATGTCAAGACCGCCGTACATTCGCGATGTGCGTTCACCTTGACCGATACACGACGACACACCTTTGAATAAGCCACCAGCGTTGTCAAGGAATTCCGCGAGGTATTCTTGACGGAACACGTGGTCAGGTAACGACCGCTTGCGTTCTTCAAGTTCCTTCGGATCAATCATGGGATTGTCGAAGCTGGTGAAATGAAAGTAACGGTATCGGTCGTCATAATTTTGCTGAAGACACACCCGATGAAAATGATTCTTTCCCTTCGGTGTTGAAATAAAGATGACCTTCTTTCCTTTGACAAGCACCGTTGCGGACAATACTTCATCCCAAAGTTCAGGACGTGTAAACGCGAATTCATCAACGACCATGTAATCGAATGTATTTCCACGAATGTTGTCTGGTCGTTCACCTGAAAAGAATTCAATCGATGAACCGAACCCGGTGATTCTCAAATCGGATTTGTTGAACTCAAAGAAACCCGACTTCGCCACGGCGCGTTCAAGTTCAGCGAACACCTTCTTTCCTTGCTTGTAAACTGGTGTCACCCATGCAATCGTGCAACCGCGGTCATTAATCGCCCACCAAAGAAGCTGATTGATTCCAAGCATTGTTTTTCCGAACTGACGTCCGATGTTCAAAGCGAAATACTTTTCGTTGCCTTGGTTGATTGCTTGATGAATTTCAAGCTGGTGTTTGTGCGGTCGATAACCTTTAATCGTTGACATCGAAATCGAACTTGTCCACGGTGCGCGTTTCAACTTGTTGTCGGTCGTGCATTCCCAGTTTGTTCTTTGCGTAGAAAATTCCCTTGCCTTCATTCGCCACGATGTCACGCGCTAAAGCATTGAAGTCGTTGTCAATTGTTTTTATAGTGTCGGACAATGGATGTGTTTCGTCCTTCATCGCATGATACCAGTTGTCCCGTTTATAAAAGTCAAAGTGTTCCCTTCGAAGCCAGTGTAACAAGAAATAAGACACCGTTGGAATGTGACGTTCCTTCACTTGCTTCACGCCTGAATTCGTCGCGATTTCCTTAGTTGATGCGATACAGTAGTCGCAATAATTATAAGCCATTTGAAGCAATTCATCTTTGTCGATGTTGCGGTGTTTGTTTGCCATAAGATATAAGTTCCCCCTTATTATGTTTACTTGTTCGGAATTCGTTCCAGTCCCTTGAATTTATTAAACGGATTCATTCCTTTCCCGTCTTTGATGTCAACCAACAAAAGACCGTTTTCCTTCAGCGATGTGATATGTACTTTTCCTTTCGCTTGTTGAACTCGATTCCATGAAATCTTGTCAAGTCCACGATCCCTTGCCACGTCGAAAAGATTCCATTTCAAGCATTCAAGGAATTTTCTTGAATAAACTTTCCCAGCGCCACACGGTTCACCGCGTCGGTTGTTCGTGTAACCGGACCAGTAATGAAGCGCGCCGTCGTTTTGAAAGTAAATGTCTTTGAAGCCAATCATGTCGAAGTCAGGAATTGTTCGTTCAGCGTACTTCAGGAACGCTTCGTCAATGTAGTCGTCCGAACCTAAAATAATAACGGCGTCGAAGTCGATTTGTTCCAGCGTTCGAATTGCCATGTTCCATTTGTAGGAAAGCGGATTGTTTTGGTATTTCGCCATTGCTAAGATGTCTTGACCTTCAAGAAACACGCCGTCTTCGTCGTTTGAGTAAATGAATACCTTGTCGATGAACGGCATTCGATTAATACATTCCTGAACGGTGTCATGTCGTCCATGCATTGCGGTGATTGTTATTATTTTCATAGGTTGTTGTTTCGTAGCTGTTTCGTGGATGTCAACCATTGTTCAATGTCTTGTCGTGTTGTTGTTCGTGTTCCCTTGAATCCAAGTTCAATCGCTTCGCGTCGAAGTTCGCCGAACGTCTTTTGTTTCGTTCCGACAAAGTGAAGCTTCGGCGGTTGTTCCTTCATGTGCAATTGATTGTTTTGTTCACGCACCGCTGGACGAATCTTGTCCTTGTTTTCGTTCAGCTTGTCCATTGCGATTCTTACACACGTTGCGCAAGCTTTGTTCAGTTTACCGAATCCGAGCGCTTTGTAATGAACGGAAAGTTCATCTTTCAAGGTGTCGTCCAGATTCGCGTATCGGTGACGACCGAAGTTTTCAAGCTGGTGGCGAAGTCCGTTACTTATATTCATATATCAAAATTAAATCGGAAATAAGATAGGCAACGAAGGCGAATGGAATCATTGACCAATCGGTGCATAGATAAATCGCCAGCGCCGTCCAGAAGGACAAGCATGACTGACAATTGAATGGTTTGGTGTTCGGCAAATCAAAGGACATTAACGCCCTTGCAATCGCCACCGCTATAATCGTGTAAATCATTTTTAAATTGTTTTATTGTTTTGTGAATCGTGTCAAGTGAAATTCCCGTCAGTTCTTTAATGTCCCTGAAGGTCATTCCGCAAAGGTGCATTTTTGTGATTTCCTTGATGAATGGATCACCATGGTTCGAATGAAGATAATTGTCAAGCATTTCGCTGAATTCATTGTTCGAAGGTGAATCGTGTGAATCAATTACGTCGTTGATTGCTTCGCCGTCGCTTCGGTAGAGTCGCCAGAATTCCGACCTTTGCCAGTTCCATTGATTATAAGCGAAGCGAGCGAAAACAGCTGGAATGTCGGAAAGATGAAAGTCAAAGCGGTGCATGAGAATAAACACATGACCAACCAAATCTGCATGAAGTTCGTGGTTCGAAGTAATTTTCCGAGTGATTTGATATGCTTCATCTTTCCAGAATTCCATGTGACTAAATTACAAAAAAATTAAACCAAGCGACAAAAAATTCTTGTCCGACTGGTTTTCCCTTCATGAAACGATACAGCATCGAGTAATTGACCTTCATATCTTCGGACAAGTGTTTCATGTTATAACGCTTGTTCAGTTTCGAAGTTGTCATGATTCGCATCCAGTCAACAACGTTCTTGTCGTTAGAAAGGTAAATCGTCATCGTCTTCATTTGCTGGTGCTTGTGTTGTTTGTACTGGTTCGCTTGAAAGATTAATTGACCAAGCTTCGACGGTGTTGAAATACTTCGTAACACCTTCAGGTGATTTCCATTCACGACCACGAAGGTTGTAACTTACTTCGACCACATCGCCAGCGTTCAGGTTCGCGACCAGATCACATTTGTCATTCACGACTTGAAAGGTCAAGAATTGTGGATATTTTTCATCAAACGTTTTGATTGTTAAATCTTGTTTGCGGAACTTTTCCGACATTGTTTGTAATGGCGTCACGTTGACAACCGTTCCTTTTTCTTTGTTCATGTTTATTGTATTAAAGTTATTACTATTAAAGCGCCGACGACGTAACCGAACGCCAGCGAAAAAGCCATTTTGATTCGTTCATTCCATTGTTTGCTTTCAACCATGTAGCCAGCAAAAGCCAACGACAAGAATGGCGCGATGAAAGCGAACACAATCATTCCGAAGGTATTCTTGTCCGCGACAAATCGAATGTAAAACGTCGAACATATTTCCAAGACAACCGCGGACGCGAAAATGATTGCGTATTTCATTTGTCCAGATTGATATCATTGTCCCGAAGGATGTCGAAGAATTTTTCCCGAATTCGTTCAACGATTTTCCATTCTTCGTCGCTTAGTTCCTCGTATTTCCAAAGCGTTCGAAGTTCGCTGTTGATTTCCCACAAGGCGTTCAGCATCGCCGTTCCTTTCGTCGCGCAATAAAATTCAGCGTCGTCGTCTGGTAGGTTGAATTCAAGTGTTGCTTTCATAAGTTTGTTTATAGTATTTTTCTGCTGTTGAATATGGCTCATATCTTAATAAAAATGATGTGTTATAAGCTTCAACAATTTGATTCTTTTCCATTGCTTTTGCTTTGTCAATGTCTGATTTATTCAACGCACCTCGCTTATTAAATAATTGTTGCTCTAACCATTCAACCGCCGTTTGTTTCATATTTCCTTTTTTAGTTTTTCAATGTAAAGCGTCGCGTCCATCAATTCTTCCTGAAGGTGATTCAACCAGCCAAGCAAATCGATGTCGGTTCGGTCAAGCGTGTGTCCATACTTTTCAACACCACGTTTTGAACGTTCATAATACTTCGACATGACCGCAAGTAACACCGTGTCTTCAATCTTCGATTCCATGCGTTTCATTGTAGTATTGTTCGCCGTCATCGTAGTTAAGATTCTCATAAGCTTGAATGATTTGTTCTTTTTCCATTTCACGTGCCTTGTCAAGAATTTCGGCAACCCATGGTAAATGTTGCGCCATGACTTTCAATTCAAGCTGGTCGATTAGGTAGTTCGTTGCGGTTTGTTTCATTTGTTATTCAATTTATAATTAGCCAAATGTG